TTTTGAACGTCCTTTTTTTGGCTGTGAACAGATGTTCAGTGGTTTATCAGTACCCTTTTGAAGTTTTAAATTTTCAATCTCTGCTACAATTTGCATGTAGTCGACTCCAAATTTTGTACCAAAATATTTAGCGATATCATAAATTGAATTCGTCTGTGGGTTAGTTTTATATGTCCAACATTTAGCAGTCGGATATTTTATTTTTGACTCTTTTGTAAATACCTTAAGACCACCACACTTTTTTAGCTGCTCTCTAAACCAGATATTAAATGGAGTCAAACCAGATTCATATTTGAATTTTTTACGATAATAATCTGGTGGTACTGGTGATGTAGTTATCAAAATATCACGTCGAAATCTTCTTCTCATTTTTTACCTTTTTACTCTATATAATAATATATAAAATGTGAACTATTAAAAATGAGAGAAAAAAAATAAATGAGTATCGATTTTAAAAACGCTCTAGATAATGGAGAGCCTAATAAAACAATTCCAACTGTCACAGTAAATTTTTTAGAAATTTTTTATCCAGATCCAGTCAAAAGAATTTCCTTTATGTGTGAGAGCCAGAAATTATATGTTTCATTTTCTTACAGTGATGGAGATGCTGGATCTGCTGTAGACTCTGCAATAGTTGCCGCTGGTCTCTATTATTCTCAGACTGTACCAGATGGTGTAGATTCTGTGTGTGTGTCTACTGTGGCTGGTACTGCTAATAATGTGATATTTGTTATGGAGGTTTATCCCTAATGGCTGGCTATATAAATGGAGGTGGTAATAATGGCTCTGCCAATCTCACTCCTCACTCTGTAGGGTTTTTAAATACCGATACAATAACAATTTCTCACTCTTTATCTTACTATCCATCTATCTGGATTGTATTAACCACAGGAGCCATTATAGAGGCTGCTATCACCTATTCCTCTGGCTCGTTCACAATTGCTTTATCGACTGCTCTATCTGGTACTGTATATTATAGGTGATGATTAACATCACTACATACAAATAGAGGTTTTTAAAATGGCACAATATAATTATGCTCCAGTTATGGAGTTTTTTGGTGATTTACGAGTAGATAGCGCTGGAGCGAATGATAAATCTGTAGCACGTAGATCAGATGTATCTGGTTTGAGTTACATCAGTTCTATCGCTGCTGGCTCTCAATCGATGCTAACAGTTACAAATGGAGCGTTAGGAGTTGATAATCTGCTAATTACAGATGTAACGGTTGATAGTCAGTATACAACGTTAGCAGCTTGGATCAGTAATGGTATTCCAGCAAGCTTTAAAAAGGGTGATATCCTTGTTTTATCTGCTGCTAATCCTTCTCTCACCTACATAGCAAAAGTAGACACACCTACACAGGCCTCTGATTTCGCTCACCTAAATGATGGTAATGCTTATACTGCTGGGAATGGTATTAGTCTAGCTGGTTCTGTTTTCTCAGCAGATGTAAACTGGCTCCGTGGTGCTGGTAACATTTTTAGCGCTGGTGATGGACTTGTTTTAGATGGTGCTGGAGAATTTGCTGCAGATGCTGCTTGGCTCCGTGGTGATGGTAATGTATTTACTGCTGGCACTGGTATTACTAATTCTTCTGGTACTCTGGCAGTATCTCTAGTAGCTGGTACTGGTGTAGCTGTATCTGGTAATACTATCTCTGGTAATTATGTTGCTGGTAATGGTTTAGCATTATCTGGTAATTCTTTTGCTGCAGATGCTGCTTGGCTCCGTACTGATGGTAATGTCTTTACTGTTGGAACCGGTATTACTAATTCTTCTGGTACTCTGGCAGTATCTCTTGTGGCTGGTACTGGTATTGCTGTATCTGGTAATACTATTACTGGTAATTATGTAGCTGGTACTGGTGTTGCTATCACTGGTAATTCTATTGCTGGTAATTATGTAGCTGGTACTGGTGTAGCTATCACTGGTAACTCTATTGCTACTGATATGAGTAAGTTTCGACACAGCCAGAGCAACGTATCATTAACGGCTGATCAAGCTTACACTGTTACTCATAACCTCGGTTATAAATTGGTACAGATCGCTGTATTGCGTACTTCTGATAGTGCTAAAGTAGATGTCGAAGTAATTTATAGTTCTACAAGCGCTCTCACCATTATTTCTTCTTCAAACCTAGCTGTAGATATTGCTGTAAGCATCTAATCTACAATAGTCCACAAAAGCTAAGAGCCTCCTAAATTTAGGAGGCTCTTTTTTTTACTGTGTTTTAAATGCTGCTGGTGTATTTTGGGAGTAGTAATATTTTTGTATTTCTCCGCTCTCCATTCCCTTCCTCCACAGTTCACCAGTCGGATCTGCTAATGCTCTATCTACAATGTTACCAGCTACTGTTTTTGGTTTCGGTAGTACGGACGTACTGTGATTCTGTATCTGTGCTGCTGGTGCTGCTGGTGCTGCTGGTGCTGCGCTCACACCTAGAGCCGCTCTAGCCAGTTCTACCAGTTGCGCTCTATCCATAGTCTCCACTACTGGAGCCGCTGGAGCCGCTGGAGCCGCTGGAGCCGCTGGAGCCGCTGGAGACTCTATAGATTCTTCTGCTGGTGCTGGTGGTGCTGCTGGTGCTTTTAAATGTGGTCTTAATGCTATCGATGCTTTAGATGGATCATCTTTTAAACTGGTGAGCCATGTATTTAAATCCGGCTGCTCTTTTTTTGGTATGTCTTGCATAGCTTCTTTATATTCCCAATTGATAAATTTCCTCATCTTGGAATCTGTAAAACCATGATCTGCTATAGTGCTGTGGATGCTGTAAAGAGATCGGCTCTGCTCTAATTCACCGTTTAAGGATTGAATTTGTAATTGCAAATCTGATATTTTTGCTGTAGATCCAGCGCTTTCCCCCAACTCTATTTCTAACTCAGATACGCGGCTCTCGGCCGCTCTGGCACGTTCTGAAACTTTCGATAATCTGGCTCTCACCAAATCGTCTACATCTGTTTTTAAAATGTATTCTATTCCTTCTATATTTTTGATCTCCATTTCTTCTCCTTTTCTTAAGCTGGAAATTCTATTTGTTGTCTTTTAATCTCGCGTAAATATTCGGCTGCTTCCTCTCTACTAAAATCTGGATACAGAGATTGGATAGCATCTATTTTAGTAATTAATCCATTCGCCATTTTATCAATTAGATCGGTTCTCTGGCTGGTTAATTCCTCTTTGTTCATAGGGATACTATGGTAACTGATCTGGAATCCAGACTCTGGAAAGTTTTTACCAAGAAAACGATTACAAATTACAGATGAAATTTGCAATGTTTTAGAGTCACCTCTAACCATGGCCGGAATAGCTTTACGTTGATTATCTCGCATATCTGATTTACTCATTGCTATTGCATAGCCACTACGCGGATCACCAGAGATCTTCTGTACAGAAGCCGGATTAATTCCACCTTGCATCTGTGCCAGCTTCCTTTCATATAGGGTTATAACGTTTAATAGCTGCTCTGGATCTGCGTTATTACTGAATTGTCCTAACATGGGCTGTCCTAATCCTTGCATTTCTGGATCTGGAGTAAAACACATTATACTAGATGGATCTGCTGGTATCCCAATTCTACGAGCCGAGCCAGAACTATCAAACACAGAGCCGCCAGCAATATCGCACCCCATCGTGTAGCGAATTGGGAACGCGCAGTCTCTGGTGAGGTGTACAAGATACGTATGTAGGGCTGCGCTCACCAAAGAGCCAGCCACTAATTCTGAGCCAGTATAGCTATCAAAGAGCCGATCACCCGTTAACTCTGCATGATAAATGGAGTACGGTAGAATAGGTGTACCATCTGATAATCTATATGGATAAGCTGCACCTATAGCAGAGCCGCCAAATTGATCAGATACATCCTCTCCGATTTCTCCAGATCCATCCACTGTAACGATTTTAAATTCTGGATTCGATAGATCTCGCAAATCGTATACATCGTATGTCCATAAATAATCATTATCTTCTGTGAGCCGTAATCGTAATTCCATTAAAAAATTTGGCTCCATTGGCTCGTTTCTTGGCGCTGTAGCATAGATCCAATCTGGTGTAACAGGTCTGTAAACTAATCCATCATTGGTACTATTTAAACCAACATGTACAAACATCTCTCTTAATCCTACAGTATACAATTGGACGCGTTGCATTATACTCCACAGCCCAGCACGATGTACGATTCCATCTCTGGCTAATAGTTCCTCTGCTGGGGCTGTGGTTTGGATAGATGGAGCCTCTGTATAGAGGCTGGCTAATGCTTTGGTAACAGATGCAAATACATTACTACTCATATCAGCAATACCGATAACGGCTCTCCGCTCAGAACTAAAATGTCGGCCTAATTCATCCTCTAAGTCATCAGACCACTGGCCTGTTAACAATCTGTATCGAAGTGAATTCATAGACCAGCGTGATTCTGTTTCGCTGTCTAATCCGGCTGGTTTAGTTGGTGCTTGTTTCATTTTATCACCTTATAATTTTTAGGTTGGAATTCTTTGGTGTTCTGTATGTTGGATTTATTAGAGCCATGGTAGCATAACGACACGAATCCAGAGCATGTTTGTACTCAGAATTATTATCCATTCTACCATTTTTCAGGATAGCCCAATTTTTAAAACTCTTAATTAAACTTTTACATCTTGGATGAACTTGGAATCTCGATAATCCTTGCAATTCTGATAGTACTCTGGAGCCATAATAAACAGAGTAGGCTGGTTTATAGGCTGTGTGTATATAAAATCCTCTGCCTCTAGGGTAGTTTAATACATGTTCAAATGCTGCTCTAAGCATTGTGTTACTCATACGACCACCATATTTATCGCCTCTGTGTGATCTATCTCCAGTCCATCGATCGATCATTTTATGATCTAGACGATTTCTTCTTAACATCGCTAAAATTCCTCTAGCATGTACCTCTGCTGTAGCCGCTCCAGAGTAATACTCGTCCATACAAAATATGTATGGTTTGGTTTTATTGTCTCTAGGTAGCCATGTAGCCACCAACAAAGCGAATTCTGATCCGGCTGCTGATCCGTGATCTATGCCTACTGATAATTTCCAAACTCCTTTTGATAAATCCTTGCTACGTCTAGGATCTACATCACTAATTAATTCATCTCTAAAATGCTCAAAGACAATTCCATCTGGTGTAAAACCTTCCCACGATCCCATCATCCTACACGATCTATCGAAGTTCAAATAACTCCGACCAATGGCCTCTATTTCTGCATTTGATAACAGGCTCCTTTTACATCCTACTGGCTGTACATTTCTGACTGTCAGAGGAGCGTGTATATCTGTTACTAATTTATCATCTACCATTTTTTTTAAATAGTCTACTGGTACTCCTACTGGTGTAAATGTACATGCTAGAGCGCTACCTTTTCTTCTAAGGGTTCTCGCTACCAATTCTGACCAGTCACCACACAGCAGCCGGCGGTGGTTCATCGATTAATACGAAATCAACTGAACCGCTCGCCAGTGCTACTGTGCCTTTTCCTCCTCCTGTTTGCTGTGTCGTTTTAAATTTTACTACTGATCCATTTTTCCACCGTACTACTGGAGTACCAGCGCCGCGAAATCCTTTACCAGATACATATTCTGTACCATCCTCTAAATCGTCTTTTGCTACCAGATTCCAGACTCGCTCTTGCATCTCTACCGACTGGCTCCAGCTATGGCACACGATCCAAATACTAATTGGTGGTGGTGGTGTCTTTTTGTACGGATGTAGAGATCTGCTTTTATCTGTTGGATGTGAGGAGGCTCTATAAATTACCTCTGCACTTCCCACAAATGACTTGCCAATTTGATTACCACCTCTCAAAATAAAATACTTATCTGTACAGCGTAAAAACTGAAGCTGGGGAGGACAAAAAGACACGAAATCTAGAGGACGTTTATAGGCTCTCTCCTCTAACTCCAGCACCGAATTACAAATTCGTTTTAGGTTATCCAATTTCTTCATCTTCTATCTGTGTCTGTGGGAATGATATAATTCTACCTGTCTCTAAATCCTCTATTTGATCTTGTATATTTTGTCGTATCATTGGAGGCAACTTTGAAATTGTACCAACTATGGTAGCGACTAAAGCAGCTTGATCTAAACCATCCTCCACACCTTCCCCTGATTCTCTCATCTGTGTAACCTCATCATGTATCGATAGGTGGAGTCTGTGTAGCTGTGGAATTATACTCGTCCGACCAGAGATCCGGCTGGTCTGTAAATCGATAGCGATCTCCTCTAGTTTTTTTTCCCGAAATTCTAAAGGATCTGATAAAAAATTATTTCTTTTGTTAATGCCAGGCTCATCCAAATCTAAATTTTTATCGTTGTTTACCCCCAACTCTTTAGACTCGTTAATTTTGGCTCGTTTCAAACTCTCCTTAACCTCTGGAGGATCTGGTAAAGCTGTTGGAATTTCTGGACGCTCTCCTTTTATGATATTGGATACTGTGGATTTAGAGCAGCCATATTTAGCAGCCAAGGATCTAACAGAGCAGCCGCCTCTTTTGTATTCGTTCCAGACCTCCAATTTTTTAGATGGAGATAATTTTTTTCTGGTACTGGCCTTATCCATTTGTCTCTCTATGCTGCTTTGAATTTGGGCATGTTTCAAAATGAATTGAGTACGTTGGTACGATTTCTACTCTATCTAATTTTGCCTCCTGTTTACCAGAGATCAAACAGTCCATAACCAATCTACGCGTAAAATAAATGGCTCTCCTCTCTACATCTAAATCCAGTGGTATCCATTTATCATTTTTGGTCTTACTCCAGATAATAGAGGCTCCACATGATTTACACTTGGCTCTCCTCCGATTTCTCCACTCTCTCCCTCTTTCTTCCTCTTGCATGTCCAATCCCTTTTTTATTGTCCAGCATCAACTATAACATGTCCAGTAGTTGATAGATGGCTAGCGAGAAAGGAGGGTGGTCGGTTACC